AAATGAACATAATAGTAACAGGTGGTTGCGGATTTATTGGATCGAACCTTGTTGATGAATTAGTAAAACAAGGCCATGATGTTACCGTTATAGATGATCTTTCATCTGATGCCCACGATCAGTTCTACTTCAACGAACAAGTTAAATACTACCACCACGATATAACAAATAAGCATATTGTTAATGGAGTATTTCAAAGACACCCACCTGAATATGTTTTCCATTTAGCTGCAGAAGCAAGAATACAGAATTGCATTTCAGATCCTAGTAAAGCTCTTGATACAAATACTGTGGGTACTCAGAATGTATTAGAAGCAGCCAAAAGAGTAAAGACAAAAAGAGTAATGCTCTCTAGCACTTCTGCAATCTATGGGCTGTCTAGCAATGATGTCCAAAAAGAATCCGATACACCGGATTGCTTAAATGCATATTCGTACTCTAAGTTCTTCTCCGAAGGATTGTGTAAAATGTATTCTAATCTTTATGGGTTGGACACCGCTTGTTTTAGATATTTTAATGTATATGGAAACAGACAGCCAATCAGAGGATCGTATGCTCCCGTCATTGGAGTGTTTTCTAGACAAAAGAAAAACAACGAAGCAATGACTGTGGTTGGTGATGGATTGCAAACCAGAGATTACGTTCATGTATCTGATATTGTTTCTGCAAATATAGCAGCAATGAATCATACAGAATCTCTTGCCGGTAAGATCATGAATGTTGGCACAGGAACGAGTTATTCAGTTTTAGATGTTGCAAAAATGATGGGCGGAGAGTATACTCATGTAGCACCAAGGGATGGAGAGGCAAGACAAACTTGCGCCAATATTTCTGTAATACAAGAAACTCTTGGGTGGAAGCCAACTAAATCATTATTACAATACATGGAGAATAAAGAATATGATACTTGAATCGGGTGAATTGAATATACAAACAGAAGTTGAAAAGATAATCAAAAAGAAGAATTGCTCGTATATGGATGCTGTTCTTCAAATTTGTGAAAATCATGAAATCGATCCTTCATATATTGCCAAACATTTGTCTAAGCCAATCATTGAAAAGATCAAAGCAGAGGGGCAGTCACTGAATCTTCTTCCAAGAACTTCTAGACTTCCCATTTGACTTATCTAAATAAGTCAGTATAATAAATCGTATACAGTTACTACACTCTTAATATTTCGTACACGAAAGGATATAAATGTCATTTAAAGATTTAAAGAAGAAGTCTAAGGATATCTCCAAGCTAACTCAGGAGTTGGACAAACTCAACAAGGGGGGAGCAGAATCCTACAAGGATGATCGATTCTGGAAGCCAGAGTTAGATCAAGCATCAAACGGTTTCGCAGTAATTCGATTCCTCCCAGTTGTTGATGGAGAGGATGTTCCTTGGGCGCGTATCTTCAGTCATGGTTTCCAAGGCAAGGGTGGATGGCTCATTGAGAATTGCCCAACCACATTGGGTAAGAAGTGCCCAATCTGTGAAGGAAACAATGAGTTGTGGAATAGCGGCAATGAAGATGACAAGACAGTTGCGCGTGATCGTAAGCGCAAGTTGAGTTATGTCTCAAACATCATGGTTGTTTCTGATCCAAAGCATCCTGAGAACGAGGGAAAGATCTTCCTGTTCAAGTATGGCAAGAAGATCTTCGATAAGTTGATGGAGAAGATTCAACCGGAGTTCCCGGATGATGAGCCAATCAATGTCTTTGATTTCTGGCAAGGTGCTAACTTCAAGTTGAAGATTCGTAAGGTTGCGGGTTATGTCAACTACGACAAGAGTGAATTTGAAACTCCGTCGGCTTTGCTTGGTGGTGAAGATGCCAAGTTGGAAGAACTTTGGAAGAAGCAGTATGCTCTGAAGGAATTTACTTCTGCAGAAAACTTCAAGTCGTATGATGAATTGAAGACTAAGATGGACACTGTTCTCAAGGGTGGTAACGAGAGCAAGGCTAAGTCAGCAGAAGAGATGGAAGAGATCGAAGCGGAGGCTGAGGCTCGTTTCGGTTCTCCGAAGATGAGACCTGCTCCTAAGATGTCTGAGAAGAAGATCGCTGTCGATGAAGACGCAGAAGAAGAGAATGCTCTCTCGTACTTCGAGAAGTTGGCTAAGGAAGACTGAGTTTAAATTTAAATAGTTTCACAAAAGGGATGATCTTCGGATCATCCTTTTTTATGTACTTACGCCACCAACATTGCCAACCAACATACTTTGCATAGATGGTTCTGGAGATGCAGTCATGTTTGGCGCACTAGATTCGGCTGCAGGTGAACTATTGGTAGTAGTGTTGTAATAATTGTTAACTACAGTATTTCCAGGCGCAGTAGAAGCCATAGGTTGTCTTGCTTCGGCTTGTTGTTGTATACCCGAATTTATAGATTGCTGTGTTTGTGTCTGCAATGCTTTACCAGATGATGCGGCAACCGCACTAGGCGTTACTGGGCTGCTTCCAGCAGCAGGAGTTGGGGACTGTGGTGTTCCTGTGCTTGGAACTGTAGGCTTCTGCATTGCCTGAGACATGGATGGTAAGTCTCCATATTCAGGATGTGCTGGCCCAGCTGGGCCAGTAGGAGCATCTTGCTTAGGTTTTGTTTCCTCTACCTGTATCTTTGGACCAATACCGGGTATACTGGCAGCAAAATCATACACACCAGTCGGCCCAATTGCGTTTACTAATGCACCACCCAAATATTCTCCTCCAAGAGAACCAACCAATCCACCAGCAATCATTCCAAGTGGTCCTCCAAGCGTACCAACAGCACCGCCAATGATAGCACCAAGACCAGAACCAAGTCTTGCACCTAATTCTGTACCAATTGCTTTTTTCTTTTCTTCAACACTCATATTTGGATCATCTTGGATGGCTTTTATAGTAAAGACTGCAATGAGTGGTTCTAAAACGGCAGAGATCAGTGCGCTACCTTTGATGCTTTTCAGCATCAATTTGCCACCAGGTCCTGCTAAGAATGCCTTTGGATTAGCAATTGCTTTTGCCAGCGCGGCTGGAGCAGACGCCAGTTCACCCATAGCACTAAATGTTCGCGAAAAGAATCCTGCACTCTTTCCTGCTGTACCTGCCGCGCCTGCAGCACCCGCTGCTCCAGCAACACTAGTTGCTCCAGCGGCTCCTGCTCCTGCAGCACCAGTCATTCCAGCGGCTCCTGCTCCTGCAGCACCAGTCATTCCAGCGGCTCCTGCAACACCGGCTCCTGCTGCCGATCCTGTAGCACCTTTGCTAGCCAAACTTGTACCAAACCCAAGCATTTGAGCCCCTTTGCTCGTAACTGTTCCGGCTGCTTTAGTAGCAGTCTCTGCCACCCTAGTTTTTACTGCACCAACTCCTCGAACTACAGAATCAGATTTTTTAGCCAAGGTACTTACTACTGGACTTGCACCGCGTGCATTGGCTAGTTTTGCTAACCCCCCAGACTTTGCAATACCTGCAAATTGACCTACCATCCTTGGTAATGCTTTTTTTCCTAATGCACCCATCATTTTACCTTTACCAGGCACCAACGATGCTATTGCAGCAACATCTCCCAAGGAAGAAAGCAGTCCTCCCCCACCTTCACCGCCACCACTTTTCTTCAATATCTTTTCTAATACTTTTTTAATCTTCTCTAACAGAGAGACTTGTTCAGATTCTAATTGAATTTCTTTCTCTTTGCCTTCCGCAGTTTCTCGCGATTCTTCTATAGAAGGATTTACAGATGCGCTTTTCGATGCTCCAACTGAAGAAGATACGCCAGTATCCTTGGACATACCAACAATAGTTTTTGTTTTTTGTACTAAATCATTTACACTTTTCTTGACAAAATTTACTAGATTGGTGTAAATGTCCAGTGCCTTTTTAGTATAATTATCACCAGATGTTATACTAGTAGGTTTAGTTACAGTAGAACCCCCTACAACTCTTTCAGCGTTTTCTGCTGGAGTGCCAGTTCTTTCGGGTTTGGCTACATTTCTATTCTGTCTTTTTTTGGGAGATTTAGCTGGGCGACGACCTTTAGTCGCTGCTGACATATCAGACTGTTTTCCTAATACCATTTTAGCAATGTTACCAACTACAGTTCCATACCCCTTTGTTCCGGTATTTGTCTTTGGTAATGGTTTACTGCTTTTTTCCATGTTATTTCTTCTTATTCAGCATGTCT